AATTAGGATAATTTAAATGACTCAAAAACTATGGCGCAAGTTTCATCTCTTTTTAAATCTATTTCTCCTGGCGCTACTATAGACGATGCAACAACAGGTCTGGTTTCAATAATGAAGGCAAACATAAATGCCTTGTTGTATAGCAATATGCAACTAGCACACATTTAATTGCAGGTAAAACGTAAAGCCTTGCACCACAATATAGGCGAAAGCACTATATGAAGGTACGAAAGTAGAAACAACGCAAGGATGGCATATGGCTAAAAACCTAAGTGCTTTAATAATCGTAGTTCATGCAGCCAAGTTCCCTAACGTATTCTGTTGAACAAACAGTGTTAGCCGAGGGAAAAGGTTCAACGACTATCCCCCATGTAGGGTTGTGGATTTATGAATAAGGGTGGAAATCCCGAATAGTCACAACATTAGGAGTAGGGCGCAATCGCAAATGGCGTTGGTGAAAATCCATTAAATCGAAAAGGTGTGATCCTAAATATTAGGAATAAGAAATAGTCTAGGCTTATTTGAAAGAATAAGAAACATATAATATGTTTATTGTGATTTGCGGTCACAATTAATATAAATGATTTAACATTGAAGCAGATGACGCTTTAGATGGAGTTGCATCAAAAATTAATATTGTCGGTAAAATATTGCCGAGATCATACAGTAATGCATGGTCAAGCAGATAACTATATCGGTTAAAGGATAGGAGTATTCAAGACCGAGGAAAGACTTTATATTTTTAAAAATATAATTTATCCCTAACGACTACAGGATGCGCATAGTAATATACGCATTGAAGTTATCCATCCTACTCTTTACAGAGGGATGTAATATATAGTCTGGACTCACGCTATAACTCATAGGCAATGAAACGTGAGAATAAGGATTAACGTCCTTATCGCCATAACTCTGTTATGGTCATAAAAGCAACAGAATGAATAATTTTGCCGTTAGTAACACAGACATTTTGGAAGGTCTTAAACGTTCATCGGCTGCTATGTCAGCGATGGGGCAAGACCTTGATTCTACTATCGCCCTTTTCACAGCAGCAGAAGAAGTTCTGCAAGACCCCGCAAGTACAGGTACAGCGCTTAGAAGTATGTCACTTCGTATGCGTGGTTTTGATGAAGAGACAGAAGAAGTCAGTGAAGACCTTGTAAATATCAATGGTGACATTATTGACTTAACGAAAACGGCTGAACATGCGCAAGGTGTATCAATCTTTACAGATGCTACACAAACTCAATATAAAGATTTCGTTGATTACTTCCGTGAACTTTCCGAAGTATGGGATGAAATGAGCGCTAAAAATCAGACAAAACTTTTGAATGATTTGTTTGGTAAGCGTGGCGCACAGGCTGGTTCTGCTCTTATCAAAAACTTTGCCACTGTTGAAGCTGCATTGGAGAAGATGCAGAATTCAGCGGGTAATGCTGAAAAGGAAATGAGTGTTATCACTCAATCACTTTCTTACAAACTTAATGCGCTAAAAGAAACCGGAACAGGTATTGCACAAAATCTTTTTGCAAGAAAAGATATTGGTGTAGTTGTTGACGGACTTACAGCATTGCTTAGTGTAGTTGATGCATTGACAGCTAAATTAGGTTTGTTTGGAACATTAGGTGCTGCCGGTGGTATATTTGCATTCATGAAAAATCTTGGCAATTTACAAAATATGGGTAAAGTTGCTACTGCTTTTTCACAATTATCCGGTAGTGCTACATCATTGAATGCGGTTAAGGCTGCTCTTGCTGGAATGAGCGCTGAGACTATTGGCGCAACAACGGCAATGATTGGATATAGTGCAGCACAGACAGCGCAGATTGCTATTGCAAATGGTCTTACCACAAGTGAAGCAGCTAAGATGATGGCTACTGCCGGATTCTCAGCAGCGGAAACAGAAGCAGCGATGGTTGGCGCTGGTTATTCTGCACAAATGACATCAGCAGTTGTACTTAATACGGAATTTGCTGCGTCTGCTACTGGTGCAACCGGAGCGACACTTGGTTTTGCTGGTGCATTAAAACAAGCTGCAACTGGAATGATAGCGTTCTTAACGACTAATCCGATTGGTTGGGCGATGATGGTTGTTGCTGCTACTGGTATTGCTATGGCTGCCGTGGCAAACGCAACTAAAACATTTGATGATTTAAAAGATTCTGCCGATAATTCATTAAGTGAATATCAAGCTACGCAAGGAGAACTTGATGGACTTAATGCGAAGATCAAAGAGAATTCAGCCACTATTGATGAATTAAAGGCAAAAGGTACTCTCACTCTGGTTGAAGAAGCACAGTTAAATATGCTTACTGCGACTAATGAACAACTCAAAAAGCAAGCAGCATTGAAACAGAAAGTTGCTAATTCACAGCAATCACAAGCTGCGTCTGATGCAAGTATGGCACTTAATGAAAGCACACGTATGGTTACAAATAATACAGGTACAAAAGAGAAACCTGTATATACAACCGAGAGTGTTGACATTATAGATGAAACTCTAAATTTGCAAGATAAGATGATTGCAAAACAAGAGAAGATAGCTGAACTTACGGAAGAACAAAGTAAGTATGATTATGGTTCAAAAGAGTATGAGAAAATTGGCAAGCAAATAGATCAAGCGAAGCGAGACGAAAACGATCTTAATAAACAGATTTCAAATAATTTATCAGATATCTATGATTTAAGAGAAGGTCTTGTAGATGCTTCTACTGGCGAAGCTATTGAAGGTTACGCTAAAGATGTAGAAAGAATTGATAAACTTACCTATGATTTAATGACTGATTCAGAAAAGGCAGCTTACAAGCAATCAAAAATCAACGATCTTTTGTCTGACACTAACTACAAAAAGATGGCAGATGATATGGTTGAATTTGCGAAAGCGCAAGGTGATGCCGGAATTACTGGAAAAGACATTAAAGAAAATTTCTCCGAAATGGCGCAAGCTGCGCAGGATGCCGGTATTGATATAAATGATCTTGCTCAAACTATCAATGCTATGACAGGCAGTACCAACATGAAAGAAGTAACAAAGCAGTTAAACGACATGAAAGATTCTGTAAAGAACAAAGATGTTAAGAAATATCTTGATGATTTGTTTGCAACTGCAAGCGATGAAGAATTAAAGATATATTACAGAATCATGAAAACGAATGATACTTCTGATTGGTCTATCGAGGATTGGCAAGGAGCGATTGAATCATTACAGAATGAGACAATCGAAGTTGAATTTAATATTAAAGGCGAAGCTGCAAAAATTGATACATTGCGGAATGCACTTTCTGAATCACGTGGGAATACTGGCGTTTCCAATGAAATGCTAACTAATATTCGTGAAACCTTTGGCGATTTAGACGGATTCGATGAATCGAAGATTTTCTATAATACGGCAAACGGCGTTCGTGCAAATAGCACAGCTTTAAAAGAATTACAGAAACAATATGTAAATCTTAAAAAGGCAGATTTGAACAATCAGTTAATAGAGCAAAGGGAGAATCTTGCCAAAGCAAATGCGGAACTTGTTAAACTTAAAGAGACTGATGAAGGTTACGTAGAAGCGCAATCAAAAGTTAAATTGTTCAGTGAACAAATCGCACAGACAGAACAACTCATTTCTCAGTATAATGCTTTAACGTCTGCTTATAATGAGTGGGTCGCTGCTCAGTCTAGCGCTAACGAGCGTGACATGTATCAAAATGCCGGTAGCGGTTATGAAGCTACAGGCAGTTTAATTGAACAAGGCTGGATTAACGATGATTCAGTACAAGCCTATATTGACTTAATGACTTATGGAGAGCAAGCGTCATTCTCAGCCGAAGAAGTAAAGAACAGATATGAAGAACTTGGTAAAACCATTGAAGGAACTTCATATAGCGTTAAAGACTTCTTTATGACTATGGATGAAGAAGGAAATGCTAAAGTTGATGAAACGACTGGCGGTATTAAGAATTTCGTTAGTGCGCTTAGTGAATTAGGTCAAGTTGGTGAAGGAAATATTCTTGACGCTTCAAAAGCAGATGAATACGCACAGGCTTTAGGTGTTGACGTTTCGTTAGTGGAAACTATGATTCGTGCTGCCGAAGAAGCCGGATATACTGTCAATAATACATGGGCTTCTTCTACTGCCACATTATCACAAGTTAATTCTGAACTTGAAACCGCACAGCAACAATTAGAGCAATTCAGAAATGAAGATGGTTCTATCAATATTAATGCCGAAGGTGCAGAAGAAGCACAGCAAAAAGTTACCGATCTTTTGGCGAAGAAACAGGAACTTGAACAGTCAAGCGGTATTATGAGCATTGATGTTGACACTTCCGGTTTTGATGAAGGCGTGAGCAATGCTATAAGCAAACTGCAAGAGTTACAAACTGCACTCAATGAGTATGAAGCTGCTAAAGTGGCTGGTATTGATACAAGCGAAGCAGAAGCAAATATTCAAAGTTTGGCAAGCGAGATTGAAGGACTTGATCCGGAAATCAAAGCACAGGTCGGACTTGAAGAAGGTTCAGACTTATCTTCTCAGATTCAGTCTCTTGCGTCTGGTTCACAAGTTGAGGTTGGCGCAAAACTTGAAGGCGGTGCTGGTGCTGCTATCACGGCTGAACTTAATTCTCTGAACGCAGAAGCGATTGTTAAATTCACGGCAGAACACGGCGAAGTTGATAGTTACGCTGGCGAAGAGAAACAAGGTACAGGCGTTGTTACATGGTCTAATAGCACTGGTCAAGTAGACAGTTATGCAGCTTCAACAAAGACCGCACATGGTACTGTTATATGGGGTAATGATACAAGTGGTGTACAAACTAGCTTTACGGCAACCGGAACTGTTAATTGGGTAAATGCTAGTGGCCCTGGTAAATTCATGGGTAACGCATTTGCAAGCGGTAAATGGGGAACTAATCAAGGCGGTACTGCTTTGGTAGGCGAATTGGCGAAGGAAATGGTGGTGACAGGATTTTGCCACCTAATTTATCTAATTGCTGGAATATCCTTAGAGATAAGAATACTACAACGTAGCGATGAAAAATGCGCAAGCGTGAACGTTTGAAAAATTCTTATATTGGACAATCAGCAGCAAAGTCTCGAATAGAGAAATGTTCAACGACTATCCCATTTGGGAGTAGGACTATAAGCGATTGATAGTTCGAAAAGGTGAATATGTATATTTTTAAAAATACATAAAGATATAGTCTAATCTCATGCGAAAGTATGAGGGAGAAATCCTGTTGATGTAGCGAATCAACAAAATACAAATGTGATCCGAAAACCGGACGTTGGTATACGGTTGGAGAAAACGGCGCAGAATTCGTCAACATTCCCGCTGGCGCAATCATTTTTAACCATGTACAGACAGAACAGATTCTTAAAAATGGACACATCAATTCACGTGGACACGCTTATGCTAGTGGCAATGCGTTCGCTAGTGGTACAGCATTTGCGTCTGGAAGTGATTCTGATAAAGTCCTTGATTGGGTTGAAATATTCATTGACCGCTTAGAGCGTGGCATAAAGAAACTTGAAAAGGCTGTTGATAATGTTTACAAGACTTGGAGTAATAGAAGCCAAAACTTAACGAAAGAGATTTCGAAAGTTAAGGATCAAATTACTGCACAACAAAAAGCATATCAAGCGTATTTAGGGCAAGCTAATGCGGTTGGTCTTGATGCTTCTTGGCAGAGCAAAGTTAAGAGCGGAAATGCTTCACTCATTGAACACATTACAGACAATGACTTAAACGATAAGATTAGCAAGTTTAAAGATTTCTATGAAAAGGCGCTTAGTGCAAAAGACGCAGTAGATGAACTTAAAGAGAAAATGGCTGAACTTTATACTACTGCTTTTGAGAATGCGCAAAAGAATTATGACCATCAGATTAAGTTGATTGACCACTTAACAGAAACGTATAAGAACGGCGTTGATCTTCTTGAAGAAAGAGGTCGCTTAGTTGGCTCAACTTACTACAAAGCGATGGAAAGCGCAGAGCGTCAGCATAATTCCATACTGCAAAAAGAACTTAACTCGCTTATAACAAGATATAACCAGGCGATGAATTCTGGCTATATTGAGGAAGGTTCTCAACAATGGTATGAATTTAACGAAGAAATCAATAAGACAAAAGAAGAACTTCAAGAGTCTAATATTGAACTTGCGAAATTAGCGCAACAAATCAAAGAACTTGAATGGGATAATTTCGATTATCTGGAAGATCGCATTGGAACAATCAATGACGAAGCTGAATTCATGATTTCCTTGTTAAGCCATAGAGAACTTAAAGACGAAGACGGTTTATTAACTGATGCCGGATTAGCTACGATGGGTCTTCACGGTCAGCGGTATAATGTCTACATGGCGCAAGCCGATGATTACGCTGAACAAATCCGGAAACTCAATAAGGAACTTAGTTCTGATCCATATAACACAAACCTGATCGAACGGCGTGAAAAGATGTATGAATTACAGCGCAAGATGATTCTTGCTGCCGAAGACGAAAAAGATGCGATTATGGATTTAGTCAAAGACGGTTACGATGCTCAATTAAGTTCTATGAAGAAAGTAATTGATGAATATACGGACACTCTTGACAGGACGAAAGATTTGTATGATTACCAGAAAAAGGTAAGAAAACAAACAGAGACAATAGCTAAAATCCAAAAGCAGTTATCAGCTTATGGAGGTGATACATCAGAAGAAAATCGTGCAAGAATCCAAAAGTTACAAGCTGATTTGGAAGAAGCGCAAGCAGATTTAGCTGAAACTGAATACGATAAATATGTTAAAGATCAGAGGAAAATGCTCAATGACATGTATTCAGAGTATGAGGAAAATATCAATCAGCGCATGGATGAAGTTGATTATTCTATCACTGAAATGATAGGTACAATCAATAATAATGCCCTTGCGATAAATGATACTTTGCACAGCGCAGCTAATGATGTTGGCTATACTTTAACAGACGAAATGAGCGCTACTTGGGATAAGAGTATGTCTGATGCGACAAGCATTATCACACAGTACGGCGATACATTTAATTCTCAGCTTACTACAGTCAATTATGTGCTTTCGCAAATTGATGCTAGAGTGGCTAGTATGATTGGTCAAAGCGAGAAAGAAGCAAAGTCAACAGTTAATTCCACAACAAAATCAACTAGCGTGACAAAGCCGAAGTCTACTTCAAAGGGCAAAACCAGCAAGAAGAGCGGAAATACAAAAACCGGAAACGGCATTGTTACTCCTATCTTTACAAATGGTTCTGATAGACTTAATGTGCGCAATGCACCGAACGCAAGCGGAACAGTTATTCGACAGCTTGCAAAGGGAAATATAGTTGAAACAGACTGGAAAGAATCTAATGGCTGGTTGCATATCAGAGTACACAATAGTAAAGAAGACTATTGGGGTTGGGTTTCTAAACAGTATGTCAAAGCGTATGCACGTGGCGTAAGGCGTGCTACCGATGGTTTCGCATGGACACAGGAATACGGCAGTGAAGCAATTCTCAGTCCTACACAAAATGCGATGTTGACTAAGCTGAATAGTGGCGATGCTGTTCTCAGCGCAAAAGCCACGGATAATATTTTCAGCTTTGGCAATAATCCGCAAGCGTTTTTGGCGAAACTCGGATTGACAGGCAGACTTCTTGACTCCGCTTCTCTTCTCGGTGGTTTGTCTACTGTGTCTGGTCGTGCTGGTGTGGATGTTGGCGGTATTTCTGTTAATATCCCGATTGAGCATGTCGAAGATTATAATGATCTTGTTAATCAGATTAAGGCCGACAAGAAGTTTGAGAAGTTCATTCAGAGCATTACAGTTGATCGTTTGGTTGGCGGTTCTGCTCTTGCAAAACGAAATATTAAATGGTAATACGCAGAGGGATGGTTTCGACTGTCCCTCTGTTTGATGGTGAAGAAAAGATGGGAAAAAGCGATTACGACAGGTTGAGAGAATACACAGAAAAGCTAGAGCGTGAAAATGCAGCTTACAAAGCGAAAGAAAATGAAATGATTGAAGTTATCGCTTTCTATTCTCAGCTTGCAGATGAATATGAAAAACTGAATAAAGAAATGAGGGAATCAAAAGCTGCATTTGAAAAGGCTAGATTATCTATGCTTGATATAAAAGCAGAATATCAACAAGAGATGAATTCCCTTTTGAAAGACGCAAAAGAAGCATTGACATGAACGAGGTAATCACATGTATTCAATAGATTTTGAGTATGACGGACAGTATCTATCCGACTATGGGTTTATTGTTTGCTCATTTGATTATAGTGGTGGTTCAGTTACAGAAGATGCCGGTTCGACACTGACATTTAATACGGTGTCACGTAATAGCGGGAAACACTACGGATTGACAGCTACAAGTTATGATTCATGTATTACCGCCGAATTTGATATTTGCAAAAATCCGGATATTTATGACGATCTTGAAATAACGAATGGTGAATTCTTAGATTTGATGCGCTGGTTGAACAGGCGTAAATTTCTAAAGTTTCATCCAATCAACGACAAGGAAACTGAATCAGACACTTGTTATTTTGACGCAAGTTTTAATGTTGAGAAAATTAAGGTAGCAGAGAAACTTTGTGGTTTGCATTTAACTATGGAAACGAACAAACCGTTTGGCTATGGAGAAACAATCACAAACAAATGGACAATAACCGATACAACGAAAAGTTATATAGTATATGACTTGTCAGATGAAATCGGTGAACTTTATCCGGATGTAAAGATTGTGGTTGGCGAAGATGGTGATTTAAGTATTCATAATGATTTGACAGGCAGTACAACATTTATTAGAAATTGTACGGAAGGTGAAGAGATCACAATTCACGGATCATCTCAAATCATTGAGAGCAATTTGAATGGCCATGATATAGCAAACGATTTTAATTATATATTCTTGAAAATTGGAAACACGTATGACAATCGGACAAACAAAATCACAGTGACAAAACAATGCACACTGGAAATATCATATGCGCCGATTGTTAAAAATGCGCCGTGGTAAGGAGGTAATGTATTGTGATAAAACTACAATTTGATTCATCGCATAATGTTATCCCGCCAACACTGGTATTGAGTAAAAGAAACGGAACAAAGATAGGTGCTATTCCGGCAACGAATATCGCTGTCTCTGATGAATTTAATGCTTATACAGAATTAACGTGTTCTGTCAGTAAATACGATAATGACGCTGAATATAAATATTGGGATGAACTAAAAGACTTCCGTTGTATATATGTCCCCACATGGGATGAATGGTTAGAAGCAAAAGTTACAGTATCAGAGACAAATGCGCTTGAAAAGAATCTGCTTTGTCGGAGTTTATGTGAAAGCGAATTGTCACAGATTATGCTGTATGACGTTCAGATAAATACAGAAGATGATATTTCAAGAACGGATTATGAAACGACAGTTATTTATGACGAAGATAATCCTGCTGGATCAATGTTGGATCGTCTTTTAGAAAAAGCACCGCATTATTCCATTGGTTATGTAGACAGCCGAATTGCCGGAATGTTCAGAGTATTCGATTTTGACAACTCTTCTATTTATGATGCATTCCAAGAAATCAGCCAAGAATGTGATTGTATTTTTGTCTTTGATTCTGGTTCAGATGAAACCGGAAAACCAAAGCGAGAAATCAATGTTTATGATTTAGAAGCGTATTGTTATGAATGTGGCAATCGTGGTACATTTACGCTTACTTGCCCGAAATGTGGAAGTACAAATATCCGTCATGGTTACGGTGACGATACAAGTATTTTTGTATCAGTAAACAATTTGGCAGAAGAAATTGAATATGAAACAGACGTTGATTCTGTGAAGAATTGTTTCAAACTTGAAGCTGGTGACGATCTAATGACAGCCACAATTATTAGTGCAAATCCTAACGGAAGTGCTTATATCTGGTTTTTAACAGATGAAATGCGTGCGGATATGTCAAGTGAACTTGTGGCAAGGTTAGATAGTTATGATGCGCAATATGAATATTACAACAGTGAATATGTGTTGAATATTCCTAGTGATATGATAACCGCTTACAATACGCTGGTTCAGAAATACCAGACATACGATTCTTCTTTAAATACAATTCCTAGTGAATTAGTAGGTTTCAAAAGTCTGATTAGCGTTTATTATGACACGATTGATTTGTATTTGCTTCTCAGTAGTTCGCTCATGCCGGACATTACACATGCAGATACAACGGCTGCGGAACAGGCAGCTTTGCTGACCGCAACAAATTTATCTCCTGTTGCCGTTCAGAATATATCTACTCTTTCTGGTTTGACAGCAAATAATTCTGTTCTTGCTATGGCAAAAGTTATAGTTGATAACAGATATCAAGTAAAGGTCAATTCTGCGTCATACGGAAATGGCGTTTGGACAGGTAATTTTAAAGTTACAAATTTGTCTGATGAAGAAGATACTTCTATAAGTAATACTACTTCAATAACTATTAGCGATGATTATGAAACTTTCATTAAACAGAAAATTGATAAATCATTAAAGGCTAGTTCAAATGAAGATGGAACAGATATTTTAAGTTTGCTTGAATCTACGCAAGCGCAGTTAGAAGTTGAATTGCCGAAATGGAGTTTAGCTAGACTTAATGCTTTCTATTCTGCTTGTCAGGCTTGTATTGATTTGCTGATCGAGCAAAACATTGCCGATGATTCTATTTGGTCGCAGAAAACTCCTAATTTGTATGATGAAATTTATGCTCCGTATTATGAAAAGCTAAATGCAATCCAGGCAGAAATAACGCTTCGTGAATCTGAAATAGCGCTTATCGCTGGCACGTGGGGAGTTGACGGAAGTCTTGTTGTAGATGGTATACAAACTCTACTTGATAAAGAGCGAGAATTAATTCATAATGCGCTGAATTTCAAAGACTATATCGGTGAAGAATTATGGACTGAGTTTGCTTCATTCCGGCGAGAAGACACATACAGAAATGAGAATTATATTTCTGACGGTTTAAGCAATGATGAATTGTTCGAAATGGCAAATGAGTTTTTGGTAGAAGCAAACAAGGAAATCTATAAGTCTGCCACATTACAACATTCAATTTCTGCAACATTGAATAATCTTCTGACAATGGAAGAATTTGCACCATTGTTAGATAATTTCAAGGTTGGTAACTGGATTCGCATTGAAGTTGACGGAGAGATTTACCGATTACGCTTGCTATCTTATGAGATTGATTTTAACAATCTTGATAATTTGCGGATTACTTTTTCAGATGTAAAGAAATATCGTGATGGAGTTTCGGACAGCGAAAGCATTATGTCACAGGCTAAGTCTATGGCTTCATCTTATGGCGCTGTTACACGGCAAGCCAATAAGGGTAAGAAGAGTAATGATCGTCTGAATGATTGGGTAACTGACGGATTAGCGCTTACAAATATGAAAATTGTGAGTGCTGCCGATAATCAAAATATCACATGGGATTCTCATGGTATTTTGTGCCGTGAGTATTTACCTGTTTCAGATACCTACAGCGAAAAACAAATTAAGATCATAAACAAAGGCTTGTATGTAACAGACGATAATTGGAGAACGTCAAAAGCCGGAGTTGGTAACTTTACGTTTTATAATCCGAAGACAGGACAGGAAGAAGAAGCATACGGAGTTATTGCTGAAACGCTTGTCGGTAATTTAATTCTTTCACAAGAAGTTGGAATTTATAACACTACTGGTAGTGTGTCTATAGACGAAAACGGAATTGAAATTATTAGCGATATGACTGGCGATGATCCAGTTCCGATGCATATGTCTATTGGCAGAATCTATTTGAATAGCGAAGGCGAAGAACAAACAGACAGAGCAATTTACATTGATTCAGATGGCAACGTTGTAATCAGCGGAAATGTAAAAATAAATTCTAGTGAAGAATACGATATTGAAACCGTAAATGATTTATGCAATCCGGATTCTATGCACCAATATGTAGAGCGAAGAGTTACGGATATGAGCGATCTACTAAACACACAGGCTGCAACATATTACACTGAACTTTATGGATATTCACAAGAATTCTTAGGATACAGAGATAGAATGAGTCAGTGTGTTTCTATAGATGAAAACAGAGGTTTGGTCATTTCTGGTTACAATCCAGCAACGCAAGATAAGAGCAAGTTTGAAACTGTAATAGACAATGAAAGTATAAAGTTTAAAAGCGATGATACTATTGTTGCATATGTTAATCACGAATTATTGTACATCCCCAATGCAGCTATAACAACCACATTAAGACTTGGAAAATTCTTTGTATTTCCGAGGAACGATGATGGCGTGTCTATTATTTGGGTTGGTGACTACATCCCTAGAACGTTTAATTCAAATGGCGAATTAGTTTTAGTTGAAAACTCAGGCTGGGAAGAATTAGTTGGTTCAGAAGGTGACGGTGAATCATCTGGCGAATCTGAAAATAATTCTGAAAGTGGCTCTATTACTTATACAGGTAGGCCATCCAAACAAGAGATGCTTGCAATGTTAGAAGAGATAGAAAATCAAGAGGTAGAAGGAGGCGATTAACATATGGCAGATTTAATTGGAAATACTGGCTGGAAATCAACGCCTAATCCGGCAATAAAGCAAAGATTAAATTGGGCGATTACCAGAGGAACATCAGTAGAGAATTCAAGTCAAGTTATTATTAGCTTGTGGCTGAAAAAAGACCCCGCAATTCAAAATGAACCTACATATTCGACAGATTGCAGATTTAACATCGAGTGTAATGGTGTTGTACATCGTGACGTACAAATAAGCAATAGCATGAGATTAGAAGCAAACAATCGGGAAATGTGTGTTGCTAGGGTTGTTCTTGGAGCGGTCGTACATAATGTTGATGGTACAAAAACCACAACACTCAAAGCAAGTGGCGGTTTTGGCGGAACATCCATAAGCTATTATAGTTTAAATATATCAAAGTCTGTAACGTTTCCGGCGATCAACAGAGCGTCTTCTTTGTCAAATATAGCAAGTACGGTTATTGGGAATAATGCAACGATTTCATTTACTCCGTATTCAAGATTTTTCTATTATAAGTTTAGAATGAAGTTCGGTTCTACAACTTATTATATTAGGGATGGATCGGGTAATGAGGTTGTTTTATTCCCTAATTCAACGTCAACGTATTCTTTTACACGACAAATCCCATCTGAGTTAATAAGTAAAATAACAACTGCTACAAGTGGGACAATGACTGCTTATCTATATACTTATGCTGATGCTGCATGTACAAAGTTGATTGGTAGTGCAAGTGTAAAAACTTTCACAATCACAGTTCCGTCAAATATTGTTCCGACCATTCTTAATCATAGTGTATATATAATTAATAAAGAAATTGACGGTGTTGACGTTATCAGCGATTGGCAGGTCAATGTTGATGGTTTTACGAAGTATACATATGTAATCACGGCAAGAGGTTCAAACGGCTCAACCATAAAGAGCATGACAATATCCGGCGATTTGTATAATGCCAAAGTTACAAATATTGTGAACAATGGTGATGGAACATATACATGTACTTATGTTGGTGCTTACAAGACCATAAATGCCACTAAGAATACTACAACGAAAATTACTGTACAAGATAGCCGTGGAAGGGTTTCTACCGCCGTTACACAAAACGAATATGTGTATGGTTATTCCAATCCCGCTATTCTAATGTTTAACGCTGAAAGAGATAATTCCGACAGCAGCATAATAAATGTAAAAACGTCAAGCAGTTTTTCATCAATAAACAATCACAACACATTGATTGGTAGTATCGCCTATAGAGAAACCGGAACTTCTAATTGGATTCCTATAAGCAGCGTTAATCCAAATACAGGTTATACTCCGGTAGCTGTTCAATTATCTGGCGGAGATGTATTTGAAGACAACAAAGCATATGAATTGCAATTAGCCATTTATGATGATTTAGGCGGAGAAGCGTTTTTTGAAACATACGTTGGTACAGCAGCGGTTTTCCTTGATTTAAGAGCTGGTGGAAATGGATTAGGTCTTGGTAAGATTGCGGAGAGTGATGCTCTTGAAATTGCGTTTCCAACTAAATTTTATTATTACAGATTAAAAGTAGAAAACAATATTGCATATCCAATGAATGATATGCTCGATTCACATATATGTATGATCGGTAACAATTCGTTGGAAAATGACTTTGTTTTGTATGATACATCTACTCAAATATATTTAAGAAAGATTGGTAACTTTGTAAATATATGTGGCGCTATTTCTTCTACTGTAAATATAGATTCTTCGGTTATGCAAACGGGCAAAAGATTCATGACATTATTAGAAAAGTTTAGACCGTTACAAGAAGTATGTACAGTATGTCAAGGTTCTGGCAAGAATACATGGTTGCTTACAATTAAAGCCAATGGCGAAGTATGGTTTTCAAGATATGGTGCATTAAGTTATGCTTCTGTCACTGGGAAAGCACAAAACGAAAGTGGGCGTGTATGGTTGCCGTTTAATGTAACTTATATGGCTGGTGATGGATTGCCGATAGGATGCAGTGATGATGGTATTATGTGGCGTCCTTATATTTTTGTTGAAGCAAGTGAAGAATAAAGAGAGAGATAAATGGGTGAAAAAATAAGAATTCCGCTTTCAGTTTTGCGGAAAAGTTTTATATACAAACTGAATGAATTAATTAATGAGAGCGGTCTTCAACCTTATATGCTTGAATCAATTTTGAAAGACGCATATGAGCGAATGGCCGTTGAGACAGAAAGACAATATCAGAGAGAACTTGCAGCTTATAATGAATCATTACAAGACAATGAAGACAAAGGAGAATGATTATGTCTAACTTGAATGATATTTTAAAGAGCATTATTTACATCATTATTACAAGTATTCTTCCGATTCTTGTTCCGTATATCATTAAACTGCTTAATGCAAAAATTGATGAACTTACGGCAAATATCGAGAATAAAAAGGCAAAAAGATATATTGATGTAATTGTTGATGCAATCAGCATTGCGGTTACATCGGTAAATCAGACTTACGTTGATTCACTTAAATTTGCTGGCACATTTGATGAAGAGTCTGCTTCTATTGCGAAGAAGCTGGCAATTCAAAAAGCAAAAGATTTAATTACGGCAGATTCAAAGCAGTTTATTGAAATGGCATACGGTGATTTCGATAAGTACCTTGAAGATGCTATTGAATCTTATGTAAGACAAGAGAAGTTATCATAATAAAGTGATCCCGAAAAACGGAGTGTGTCAAACCGGCACACTCCTATTTATATGGAGAAAAATAAATGAATAGTAAGAATAGAGAGTTGGTCGCTGAGATGATTGCACGTGTTGAGTCTAATTCCAGATGGAATGCGTATTCAGACCCAGGAACAATTTCAGCGAAAGAACATACAATTACAATCGGCGCTTATCAATTTGGTGGTGGTTCAAACGAAGCCAGAGATTTACTGAAACTCATCAAAGAGGATTATCCGGAAGTATTCAAGAAATATGATACTTGTGGTATTGCTGCCACTCTTTCGAAAGATTGGTACAGCACATATTTTAATCCGACAGCCACACAGAAGAAACAGATTATTGCTTTGATTTCAACTCCGAAAGGTATCGCAACCC